CTACCTTCATCGAGCGTTTCTGCGACGCCCACCCGGAGTATAACCCGGCGGTGCTCCAGCGGATGGAATTGGCTGGCCTCGGTAAGATCCATCCAAAACTCATCAGCCTCTACCCAACGGCCGGGACCCGCCGCCTCGAGCGTCTCCCGGTCGAACTCCAGGAACGATACCTCGAAGAAGGTGTCGCCCTGGTCATCATAAAAGACGGCTGCGTCGAGACTCTGAAGGCCAAGGTCGAGAACCTCATGCCCGTCCAGGCGGCGCAGGTTTTTGATCGCGACCACATCCGCACCGAAGCCGAGCAGCGGCTCTGGATTGAGTCCAACCGGGTCCAGCAGCCGAAGGCGGCCGGCGCCTCAGGCTATACGATCAGCGGAACCGGGCGGTCGCCGAAATTGATTGTCCTCGAGCCGCGCACCTTCACCCGCCGAGACCTGCGCCTGATCCTAAGCGAAATGGACAAGCGCCAGGCGGCTTAGGAGGAGGAGATGCGGCCAAGTCAGTCGGTGGAGAGCCTAAGGCGGAGGAAACGCCAGCAATCTCTCCGGGTTTGGCGCCGGAGGAATCCCGAGAAGCGCCGTGAGCAGAACCGGCGTTATCGCCAGCGGCATCCGGAGAAGCGCCGTGAGCAGAACCGGCGTTTTCGCCAGCGGCATCCCGAGAAGGTGCGGGAGAAAAACCGGCTCTACCGGCAACGGAATGCTGCGAAGCGGGCGAAACAGGATCGGCTTTACCGGAAGCGGAATCCCGAGAGTTACCGAGAGCGGCAGCGGCTTTCATATCAGCGCCATTGGCGGGAGCGGCGGGATCAACAATCGATATACTATCTCCGATACAGGAAGAGGATTCTGGAAAGGTCCTTACCGTATAAACGTTTACGGCGGGCGGCGGAACGGAGATCAAGATCGGCTGCACTTTCAATTCAGTTGCTGGTGCTCTCGTCGGCTCTGGGAGAACATTCCGAACGTTAATCGTTAAATTCTTTCGGGATGGATCGTCTTCGTCCTTAGTCTCCTGATCCTTGTCCTCTCCGACCTTTGGCGGCTCTGGCGGGCTGTCCTCTTTTCCAAACTCCAGCCCGTATTCCTCCGCCAACGCCTCATCCTCGCTCTGTTCCTGGAATACGTCCTCGATGTCCTTCCCGCCCTCCGCGATGATCCGCCGCCGCGACTCGAATCCCTGCTCCACCGCCAGCACGTTCGCCTGCATGTCTTTCAGCGGGTCCACCCACGGCCAGCGCCGCGCCTGGAACGTCGGCACATGGAAGTATTCCAGCCGGTCAGCCGGCAGCGGCCGCCCGCTCTTGCCCCGAATCATGCCCATCGCCAGGCTCCAGCTCAGCCAGGCCTCGAATACCGCCTCGCACAGCTCCTCGATGAACCATTGCTGCACGCCCTTCCATTCCTCACGCTCATCCAGCAGGCCCGCCCGCAGGCTGCTGTAGTTCACCCCCTCAAGGTCATTCGCCAGCGAGTTGTAAGAGATCCCCAGGCCGCCCGCCACCGCCCGCAGGATGCTTTTGACGAAGACCGGATAGGCGTCCATCGGGTGTTGCGGATCAATCCCGAAGTATTCCTCGCCCGGGTGCAAATCCAGACCCATGCCCGGCTCGATGTCCTGCAGCTCCGCCGTGGTGGCTTCCTCCCCGGTGAATTGCTCCGGCGCCGGCCGCTTGATCCCGTAACCCTTGCAAGCCGCATCCCGCGACGCCACCAACTCCGCCTCCTCATACCCGGCCAGCATCTTCAGCCGCAGCAAGGTGGCCGACGGCGCCGGCGCACCGATGGTCTGCAAGATTCGGTCCGGCAGGAAGATATGCAGCAGCTCGCTCACCGGGATGCGCTCCCGCCGATGCGCCTTCCAGGCCATGAACGTGTCTCCCGGATGACCCGTCAGCAGATGGTAGGCCACCGGCGACCGCCACGGATCAAGCTCGACCCCCATGCGGATCTCATTGCCGTTGGACAAATCTCCGTTGTAGTCGAGATCGAGCTGGTCAATCTCGATCGGTTGCAGCGCGAACCCCCATTCGTTGCGGTAGCCCTCGACGATCCGCACCAGCGCGCCACCATCCCGCTTCGCGCTGCGCAATACCAGCCGGCACAGCCCGCGCCAGCTCGTCTGCCGCGTCACGCAGCAAGTCGATTTCTTTCCCCACTTCCACCAGGCCGTTTCAATGGCCGAGTTCGCGTTGCGGTTCAATCGGCCGTTGGGGTCGCTGACCTTCATCTGCAAGGCGATCCCGTTCGCGCCAAGCACGTTGTTCTCCAGCAGCGAGAAATACCTCCGGATGTAATCGTCATTCCGCTCCGCCTCGCGGCAGCGGGCCCGCAGCGTCGCGATCGCCCCCTGCAGCTCCGTGTCGGCGCTCGTCGCCGGCGCCAGCCAGTCGTTCGTCAGCCGGTTGCGCAGCGCCCCGGAATAGCTGCGCCTGGATGGCGCCGTGGCCGCCCGCATAAACCCAAGCCTCCGGGCAATCCGATCCACGATGCCTGTCTTCATTGGTCCTATCCGTCCCATGCGTCCTATTCCGGCTGGGTGAACCGCGCCAGGATGCGCTTCCGCCCGGTGCGCCCCGCCGCCGCCCGCTCCTCCTCCGCGTAGATGTTCCCCCAGTAGTTCCGCGCCTTCGTCAGCTCCTCCAGCGACCGGAATTTCAAATCCACCCCTTCGATGGTGGCCTCCACGGTCTGCTTCTGGACCAGCTTCGTGAAGCTGGCGTCTATGAAATCGAGGATGATCTTCGCCTGGCTCCGCGTGTCCCCGACCTCCCCTTCCCCGCCGTAGTTCGGCAGAATGACGACGGTTCCCTTCCACACCTGGTAACGTTCCGTCGTTTTGCCGACGTAGCCCTGGCCGTCATACTCGCCGGCCGTCCAGCCGGCGCTTTCCGCCGCTGTGACGCTGACCAGGTGATCCGCGCCGCTGGCGCTCGCCAAAATGATGATCCGGAGGCCCGTAACCCGTTGCACCAGCGCATAGGACAAAACCCAGCCGTCCGCGGCGGAATAATCCGCCAGCGACCGACTCCAGGAAACAGTGTCTCCTGCCGTTAACTGAATCGGCTCCGCCGTCGGGATATCGCTGGCCATCAAAGCCGAGGCACCGTCAACCGCCAGGCACGCCTCAATTGACGGTTAGTCCGCGGAGGTATTCGACTTCCATTTGGAGATTCTGCAGCCAAAACGCCTTCCGTTCGGCTGTCCAGAATTCCTCGGGACGGCCATGCAGCCAGGCGCTCCATCCCAAAAACAGATTGCTGCCCAGTTCCAGGGCTGGCCCGTCGCTCGCCAGCGCATTGTCCTCGCCCTGGCTGATCCGTATCTCCCGCCGTAACAGGCTGCAGGGCAGGTGTTCGGCCTCCGCCCGAGCGAGCCATTTCGTCTGTGCCCGGGGCGACAGGCCGGCGACTATCTCATGGATGGACCAATCCAGGTTTTCCCGACGTCGGGAAATGGGAATAGCCCGTGAGACGCTGGCATAGTTGGCCAGTGTTTGGTAGGCCGTCCGGCTGCTCTTGGCGAACTCCTGCAGGACTCGTAGCTTGATCCGGCCGTTATCGTAGTGCGCCAGGCCGAACGCCGCCCAGTCCCCGAGGCACCACTGCAGCTTTTGCCGCCCCTCATCCAGCAGCCTGCCAACCTTGACCCAGTCGGATTCGGACAGGTCTTCAGCCAGGCGCAGGCCTAGCGGCGTAAAGCTGATTCCCCGCGCCGCCAGCTCGGATTCTTCCGGATCGGCGGTTAACAGCACGGCGCTCGACGGCGGCGGGTTTGGCCAGCTTATGGCGCGCTTGATTCGTTCCTGGTATTCACGGCTCTTTGAGCTCACCCACATCCAGGCGCGTCAATTCTGTTCCGGCTCCAGCTTGCGCGGCCGGCGGTTGCTCAAACGAAACTTCGCGCAGGTCGCTTCGTCGCGCATGTAGGCCGACGGGCGGAAACCGAATTGAGCGCAGATGATGTGGCAGAGTTTGCTCACCGTTGCCGTGCGGACCCCCGATTTCCGGGCCATTTCCTTCATGGTGATGCCTTCCGCATTCGCGTCTCCGCTGGCGACCAGGTAGCACTTGATCCAAAACTTCGTATTCCGCGCTGCGAGCGATGCGTAGATGACGCGCCGTTGCAGCACGATGAGGCCAAGCAGTCGCTCGATCTCGAACGCCCTCATGGCGCCGCCGGGCCGAAGATAAGCCCCGCACTGCTCGCAAGCGGACTGGGCTTCGCAATCGCACTTCGGGCAGTGACCAGTAAGGAAATGGTCCACGGGGTCGTCTTTAATGGAGGCTATGGGCAGATCAGCTACATCGGCGCTCAGGCTCATTCCTTAATGAAATCGCAGTTCTCGGGCCACTTTGCACGCTTAAACCTCATTTCCGCCACCCGCCCACGAACCCGCCTCCGGGCCGCAGCCGTCTCACCCTCTCCTTGGGGAGAGGGTTGGGTGCGGGGGTATTCTCGCCCGGAGGCTT